AGGAGATGGAAGGTCTAACTGCTCCCATAGAGCTTGTAGGAACAGCTTAAAGTCGTCTTTTAAAGCTAGTAATACGTTATTCATTAATCATATAAACCTTGTTCTGTTATATATCTAGGTGTTTCGACCCATCCTAGTTTTCTATCGAATAACTCATAAAAGTCTACTAAATCTCTATTAATATGACCAGTCATACCAATTCTATTGAATTGACCAGCCTTATTTCTTATTAAATCTATCCTCTCATCTAATATACGACTTCTATAATTTTTCATAGTCTCATTAGGTTTGATTCTATAAAATTCAGGTATATCTGGTTTGGATAGGATACCTCTCATTTTAGAATTAGTGAAATTTCTTTCAAAATTAGTAGTAAATAATTCTTGTAAATAATCAGGTATAATCCCTATTACATCACCAGAATCAGCTTCTCTTATTAATATATTACCGGGATTACTTCTTCTTGCAAAGTCTCCTCCTATTGGATCTTCTAAATCTATAACATATTTGAAATTATCATCTGTAATAGTTTTATTAATTACTCTAAGTTTTGATTCAGTTACATCTTTTAGTGATTTAAAAGATTCATTAAAAAGTAATCGGATATTACCTTCACTATTTCGTGTAATACTATTATCTAACCATGGAGCAAAATTAGGATTTTGAGATTTTCTATTCCAGAACCAAGGTTGTTTTTTAGCTACTTTATGTTCTAAATAAGCATTATCACCATACTCCATTAAGATGTGGTAAAACTCATCAGGATGATTTGTTCTAAGTCTATTTAAGCTCACTCTTAACTCATCCATATCCTTTGCACCTTTAGTCCAGCCAGATTTTGTAATCAAATCATTCTCTACATCCCAAATACTTTTGAGTACATAATTATCTGGGTGAGTTTTATCAGGATGGTTTACTTTCTTTTTCCGAACCATCATGAATTCTTGACCACTTTTATTTCTAATAACTGGGCTATTATTTTCAAATACAAAGCCTTTCATGAATTGTTTTTTACCTTCAGCTTCCCTAGCTCTTCTATAATCCCAAGCTGCTTCATCATAAACTTGTAATTTAGCATCATCAAAACCTTTGACTACTCTTTTAGATTTCCAAGCTTTTTGAGAACCTGAACCAGAACCTTTAGACATAAAGTATGTAGAATCTGTTGGATCTACTTTCATACCAGTAGCAGCATCTACATATTCATCACCTTTTCGTAGTAAGCTAAAAACTTTTTCTACAAGTTCTTTACCTCCTCTTCTAAGTAGAACTGATCCAACAGCACCACCACCAGCTCCCCAAGGACCAAACTTACTTCCAGCTTGAAATCCTTTAGATGCTGCTTGAAAATCTGCATACAAGTCTAGTGTATGCTCAGACATAGCTGCTGGATCATTAGCCATAGATTCAGCTATATTCATGCCTGTATCCCAAGCAAGTTTAGGTACTTCAGATATTGGTATACCTGTATTACCTTCAGCAATACGTTTATTTCTTAGGTTTTGTGCTCGTAACGCTCTTCCTGTCAGATTAACAGTAGTAGGGAAAGCTTCCTCAATAACCTGTATATAATTAGGAGCATTCTTTAGATTCTCAATATGCTCTTCATCTGTTATATTACCAGCTTTATGAGCTTTATCTGTAGCTTGTATAGCTTTATCTTTAGGTGCATTTTCAATCTTATCTCTTTGTTGATTTTGTTTAACTCTTAGTTCTTCAAGATCTGCTAAGTCTAATGGTCCCATTGTTACTTCCTCTTAGCACCGCCTCTGCCTCGATTAGTCTTACGACTCTCAGCTTTAAACGAACCATCAGGTTGTTTAGAGGCATCAACATTCTTTGATCTAATCTTTAAGCTTTCTCTAGCTTTTCCGTGTGCTCTCTTATACTCATTCGAGTGAGCGTATTTACCACCCGGACTATTATCTTTAACGTGTTTAGTTCTAGACCGTTTATTCTTACGATAATGTCTAGCTGTTTTGCCTAGTTCTTCCATAGAGTCTATGTTGTACGAGTTCAGGGTCTACTTTAGGTATAATTGAAGCTAACTTATCTAATGGAGTACCTTCTAAAGCAACACCAGTAATATCATTAGTTTTTAACCAATCACACGCTGCTTTTAAGTCTTGGGTAGTAGCCTCGCCACTACGAACCCGTTTAAGGAATTCATTAGTGACGAGGTTATGAAGTTCATCAAACTTCTCTTCTTTGGCTTTAGCCATGGAATCCCTCTTCAAACGATTTTTTCAGTTTATTTGATTTTGCGACTGTACCATAAATGTGATCACTTTTATCAGTAGAAGGTGGTCGTTTAAGAGGAACTATTTTATTTTTAGCCATTTTTCTTCTCTGATTGTTTTTTAGCTTCTTGTCTTTCTGCTATGGATTTACTTTTAGAACCATCTTCATTATATGTTATAGCCATTACCTACGTCCTCCTCTTCTTCTAGTTCCTCTTCTTCCTCTTCCTGATCCTCTTACACCTCTTCTTCCTGTTCTACCTGGATTTCTGTTTTTTCTTCTTAATCTAAAACTCGGAACTCTTTTACGTAATTGTCTTTTTCTTACTGATTTCTTCCTACCGCCTAAGCGTCTTAGTGTTCTTTTTAGAAACTTTTTACGAAATCCTATTGGTCTTTTTCTACTACCAGTACGTCTTTTTTTATTTTTATTTCGTCGTACAGGTTTACCTGGTCTAATTGATAAAGGTCTTTTAGGTTTATTTCCTTTGATCTTATGTCTATTAGGTTTATTAGAAGAAGGTGGAGGATTTATTCCAGGTCCATCAGGCTGTTTTGGAGGATTTATTCCTACTGGAGGGTTAATACCAGGCTTATCACCTTTTGGAGGTCTAATACCAGGTCTATCAGGATCTCTTCTAGGTGGCTTAGTTCTTACCCATTTGTTGTTTATTTTTTGCCATCTCCTTATTTTACCTTTGGTTGGCGGTCTGCTTCCAGGTGGTGTTGAAGTTCTACCTCCACCTGGTTTCATATAGGTAATTTGTTTTTTACGTTTTGTAGATTTTGGAGATTTTGTAGATTTAACCCTCCTACGCACTCGTGTCATGATAAATTAATTTAGTAATTTTTTTTTAACGATTTCTAATGCTTGGTCATCTAATTTATTATCAGTTCTAGCAACGTATGCTTCTAGTAGATCTACTACTAGTTTCTTTACTGCATCTGATTTCAAGAAGGCGAAAAGGATGGGCTTGATAATTAGGATCATTATTCTTCAGTTGATTTAGGTGTTTCTTTAGATACTGGCTTATTAGCAGTTTCTGTTTCAATTATACGTGAAGTCTTAACTTCAGATTTAAGGTCATTAGGACCGTCTAAGTTAGGAGTATTATCTCCTCTTTGTAGAGTTAATGAACTCATGTTACATGTTTCTTTAGGTTTACTCCATGGTTTATACCATGGTTTAGGTGGAGTATTGCATCTTAATACTTTCTTTTTAGCGTTTTCCCAAGTCTTAATTGGAATTACATCACTACACATAGCTGCTACACGAGAATTAGGAAGTAGCATGAAACCCATCTGTTGTAATTCAGCACAGTTTTTCATTCTAACTAATTCATAATCAAGACGCATCTTCTCTTCTTGTCTAGCTGCTATACTACGACATCTTTTTAAACTTTCACGATCCAAAGGAACCATAAAGTTAAGCTGTGCTCCCCAGTTTTCACTCATTGTATAACTAGAAGGATGCATTCCATCCTCATCTATATCCCAAGGTTTAACATGATTCCCCATATAAAATGGAGAGAAAGTCATAGTTGATCCATTACATGAAATATTAGGACCATACATTTGTCTTGATGGAGCACCGTTATTTTGAAATTGTACTGCTTGATTAGTTACATTTCCAGTTGCTGCAGCTACAGGATTACTGATGTTTCTATCTCCTTCAGCACGAACTGGTGCTATTGAGAGAAGACTGATAAGGATACTGTAGTAGAAGTAGTGTCGATTTCTCTTTCTATTTCTGTTACTGACAGTACTTGACTGGCTGCTCTTTCTACTATTTCTAAAGTGAAAGGATCTCCAGCTGTAGTTATTGTAAATACTGAATCTGTATCTACTAAGCCACCTGATGTAGCTGATGTATGGGTTATATTTTCCCCATTCCATGAGTTTAATGCGGACCCATAGGTGGTTGTTGTTATTTCTTCGACTATTTCCTGAGTCGTTGTTGTTGTACTTTGCATCGACCCCTGTGTGAAATTCGGGGTGATTAATTCTGCTCTCGCTACCGTGGGTGATGCCAGTAATAAGAGTGCTATCCATTTCTTCATGTTTTTGGTTTGTCGTTCTTCTTATTATTACCGTTACCAGTAGTTAAGCCGAATGTTGCAAGGGCTCCAGTGAAAATACTGGCAGGGAAAGTTATATCCCCACCTGGACTTTTCTTTATCATAGGTAGTTCCACATAATTTAACGTAATAATAAAGCCACTCCAAACAACAACACCAAGCCTAACAAATGTACCTAATATTTGTATTTGATGTTCTTGGTCTTCTGCAGCATCTTTTAATTTACCAAAGAATCCTTTTTCTTCTTTTGCTTTTGCTTCCATTTATCAACTTTACCTTGAATAAATTTTTGTAGTTTTTTCTTTATAAAATCAAATAAAGGTGTAGCTAGGGTAGTTGTTGCTACAGCTGCTACAGCTGCATAAGTAGCAGTAGTTACTACTTCAGTAGTTGGTAGCGGCATCTTTATATCTAATACAGGTAACTGTACACTAGGGGCTACTGGTTGTTCTTCTTTAGTTTCCGCTTTTACTCCTTCAGGAGCTTCTAAATCACTAGGAGGTATAACTATAGGAGTATACCCTGGAATTCGAGCTGTAGGTGGTTTAAACTCGATTTCCATTGTAGGTAACTCTTTAGGTAGATTAGCAGTAGGTAGTTTTACTTTACCAAGGTTTACCGACACCTGTAGTTGGGGTTTTCTGTTCGTTTACACCGTTCTCTACAGCTGTTTCAATAGCTGCTACAGTACCAGCTTTATCAGCATCTAGTTTTGCTTTAACCCAACCTAGTACAGTTGATTCTGTAAGGTCAGCATAAGGTACTAAAGTATCAGGCTTTGGAAGATCTACTTCACCAGTAGCTCTAAATTTGTAGGTACCATCTTCACCATTAACACGGTATATGACTTTATTTACATACCCATCAGCTAGTTCACGCTGAAGGGTGTTGACTTGCCAAGTTTTTGTTGCCATTAGATTGTATTTTTATTTGATATTAAGAATGCTTTATAGTCAGCTTTGACTTGTGTAGTCCATGCAGCATTACAAATTGCTTGTACGTCTGCATCTTCT